TAAGTGAATGGTTATATGATTTTGAGTCTAAAGAGCTTGTATCAAAAGACTCTCTCATAGAACAATTTGAAAATGATTATGGTAAAAAGATAAGGTGGTGGAAGAACTAATGAAAGTAAAAATAGAGAATTACCCATCCAGACTACGATGTGAGATACATACAAAGCACATGCACAAAAAGTATGGCTACAATGGCTGGAATGAAAATGAGAGCCGTATGGACTCTGTTATGGAAGCTATCGAAGAAGCAGTACAAAGCGTGTACAATGTGCTTAATTGGATATGGTTTGATAGACGCACACAAAAAGTTAAAGTACGCATTGATCCATGGGACACTTGGAGTATGGATCATACCCTTGCCCCTATTATCCTACCTATGCTTGTACAGTTACAAGAAACTAAACATGGTGCTCCAATGGTAGACAATGCAGATGTACCCAAAGAACTACGCATGAGCAAAAAAGATATGACACAGTTTGCTAAAGATGGATCAACTGATGACAAGTTCTTTAAGCGTTGGGACTGGGTTATGGACGAAATGATCTGGGCGTTCGAACAAAAGTGTAGAGATCATTGGGCAGAAGATTATTATGGTCCTTACATTGAAGGTGAAGATGGTAAATTTTTGAGCGGTCGCTTCGAATGGACAGATGACAAAGGACGTCAAGCACATCAAGAACGCATGACAAACGGCTTTAAACTGTTTGGAAAATATTTTGAGGCACTATGGGATTAGATCCCGCAATGCTCGTTATGATACCTATAGAAGTTAGGGGAGTCTTTAGCAGTATGTCCACATTTAATACAAGTGACAAGTTTAGGGTCTTTATCAGTAAGACGGTTAGGATTGTGCTTACAGCGATCCATGTGCCAGCGATTCATATTTTTATAGTCGCCAGTCTTGTCGCAATGTGGGCAGGTAAGTGTAGTAGTATCCTGTGGACGATTACGCATATTGGCAATGTGTTCGGCAGATTTAGGTTTACCTGTATGAGCTTGTCGCATCTTCTCAATAGCCTCAGGAGTATGTTTGGCTCCAGTACGAGTACCTCTACCTTGCATAGTGCGTTTAAAACTAGCAACTTTCTTTCGTTTAGTTTCCTCACTCATAGGACCACCAGGGAGGAACATACCGTTTATGTTCTTGTTTAACCATTTATCGTTGTGTAGTACATTTAACTTCTTAAGGACTGTGTTCTCATGAAGTTTGCATTTATCAGCATCATTAAAGACTTTACGAACTTGTATAATATCAGGTTCACTGTGTTCCTTATGGAACGCTTTAACATGTTTAGAGGAAGTAAAATATGAAGTCCATAAGTCATCAGGTGAGCAATCTTTTGCCCAGCGACCTCCGTAGTAAAACTTATTATGTTGCGTCCAACCTATATAATATGTGTAAGGCATTGACAATCTCCTTTAGATATGTTATAGTTATATATACATATCAGAACTTGTGGGATTAGACAATGAGTTATGCACGATGGTCAAGTATTATAGATGTCGAGAATTTATCCAAAGAAGAATGGGTAAATCTACACACTAGTGAGTGGTCTCTTGAGGAGCAATTAGACTGGTGCAGACAAAACAAAAACCCAGAAGCTTATCTAAGTGAATGGTACATATTCTGGCATTCAGATAGCGATGCAGAGGGGGATGCGGAAGACCAATACCTGGCACTGTGGAAAACTCATGAATCGCTGATTCCTGTGGTGGACTATGATTCAGTAAAGGCAATGCTAGAAAAAGACGACTGGTCGGCTCTTGGCTTTGAAACTATCACGCAAAAAGACCTGCTGGTTGGTTGTGCTAAACAATGGATACAAGATGTACAGGAAGAGTACACAGAGGTTGATACGAAAAATGGTAAGATACGATATTAATTGGATGGGGCCTGTTTCAACTCATTGGTACAAGAAACAGGGTCTAATAGAGAATGGTGAGATAACTACTCACTATTCATGTGGTCGTATCGATATACGGGACGACAGCAAGGAAGGCTATGACGGATGTGATGAGTATAGTCTAGCTCCGATGCATAGTGACGACTGGAACGCCTTCGGTGATTGGCTAGAGACACTTGAGACTGACTTCGTATGGGAATACGACCATCTCATAGAGTTCTTTGAAAAATACTATGGTAAAAAGATACGATGGATAAAAAATGAAACAATATACGGTTAAACTAGAAGGTGATATACTTCCAATTCCAGACGAACTGATGGAAGAGCTTGGTTGGAAGATTGGTGATGAAGTTGTTGTTGAAGAAACTGAGATATTTGAAGAGCATGGTAGCTTCCGTGGTATTACTATCGCCTTCGCTGAAGATTATAAAGATGGTGCAGCGTAATGGAAAGAGAAACACTCGAAATGATAGTTGGTGGATTCTTCATATTATCCTGTTGTTACATGGGATTTGCTTTAACTCTTTACTATAGGTCTAGAAAATGAGTGAATACACTCCACACAACTGGGTAATTCTAAAGATCATAAACGAAGATGAAATCTTGTACAAAGTTCTTGCGGGTTGGAGTGGCGGCTATCTTGATGGTGACTCTTGGCGAATGAACAGTGGTATTGTGAAAGCTACCATAGGAGGACATCATGCAATATTTGAAGGGTATAGTGGAAGCCAGTATGTTTGCCATCGAGAAAGTTATCGCTTAACAATGGCGACTAGTGGAATGTATAATGAACTTAAAGAAAAGTTTGGTGATGCAGTCGAGCTTATGCCAGAAGACACTGATTGGATGGAGTTGATAAATGAAAGTTAAAATAGGAAAGTATCCGACACATCGTTGGTATCACAACTTCCTGTATAAGTTGGGAATTAAAAACGAGCCTAAAGTGTCTGTTCATATAGATGACTTTGATACTTGGAGTATGGATCATACCCTTTCATACATTATTGAACCCATGCTCAAGCAACTCAAACTAACCAAGCAAGGTGCTCCTGATGTTGATAATAAAGATGTTCCAGAAGAACTAAGGTCTGAACCTGTAGAGGATAATATATGTCCTACTCACTTTGATAAGTGGGATTGGGTAATGGACGAAATGATCTTTGCCTTTGAGAGCAAACATGAAGATTGGGAAGATCAATTCTACTCAGGCGAGATTGATAAAATAGATATACCACTCGATAACGGTATGACTGAATGGGTAGATGGCCCAAACCATACCTTTAAAATTGATTGGAAAGGTCGTAAAGCATATCAGAAAAGAATATCAAACGGCTTTAGATTATTTGGAAAATATTTTGAGAGCCTCTGGGATTAGAATGATTAAAGTTAAAATAGTATTGTTATCGCTGTTGCTATCAAGTTGTGCTGCAAAGATGTCTTCTTATGACACACAGTGTATTAGAAATCCTAAAGTAGATGGTTCAATGATAGCAGGCATGATTGCAGTTCCTTTTGCTGTCGTATCATCTAGCACTCCTACAGGATTAGCAATAGGTGCTTTAATGGGAGGATCGTACTATGTTACACATGAGGCATCTTGTAAATGACCGTTCTGGATAAAACAAAATGGGTAGCAACTGTACTTGTTGTAATTGCCACTGGTCTAAATAGTCTGGGAATGTACCCGTTAGGTCCACTCGTAAACATGGTCGCAGGCGTTCTTTGGCTAGTAGTCGCTATTGCTTGGAATGATCGAGCGTTAATTGTAACAAACTTTACTATCACCTTCGTTTGTGTGATAGGACTTTTACTAAACTTTGGAGTAATATGATGGAAGAATCAGATTTAGATTTAGAGCAAGTTGAACTCTCTCATGCTGAAGGCAAGATGATTGTCGGAGTATCGATATTCTGTATTGCTGTTGTTGGCGGCTTTTCTTATGCAGTACTAGCATCGATGGGGTTCATGTAATGAGCGATACAAAAGAAGTGTTAATCGAAGTTTCACCTATTCCCGAAACTGAGGAACAGAGAAAAGCCCGAGAACTTGCCGAAATCAAGACCGAGTTCGGAATTCTAGTAGAAGAAGCTTGACAAACAGGGGCTTATTTGCTATAATAGATAGATAAACTGTTAATTCAAGGTGTTTTTATGTATTATCTCAATCTCGGCAACTCCCTTAACTACACTACCAATGGTCGCAAGCGCACTAAGCTTCCTGCTAAGAAGCCTGCCAAGCCTAAGTTTGAGACATATGTGCCTAAGCAAACGGCATATATAAGAGAGACTCCCAACTACCCCAGTGTGACTACAGCAGCCTCTGCTGAGTCATGTTCTAAGCCTACTCGTGTGTCATACACTGGTACACTTGTCAAAGGCATTGCAACGATGCACAAGAGCAACGCTGTTCCTATCATTAATGATCAAGAAGCGAAAGACATCGCAAACATGAGGCGTGGTTCGTGAAAATAGATTTTGATCTAGTATCTAGCTGGATGTATGAGATACGAGAAAATCCTAGACTTCTAGATTGCTTCTGGCCAAGTCAATTACAAAGCAAAAAGTGGATAATTGACAACCTAATAAAAGAAGCATACTGGCGTGGCAACATGGGTGATATTGTCATCTTTGGTGGTTGGTACGGCGTTCTTGCACAACTCTTGCAACAACAATTTGATGGCAAATACATAAGCGTTGATAATGACCCTTCATGTGAAGAAGTGTTCAATAAAATTAATACTAGTAAAAATATTGTATTTAAACATGGATGTATGTCTGAGTATGATTACAGCGATTCTGTTTTTTTGGACATGGTAATCAATACAAGCACCGAACATGTTTCTCAAGATGTGTACGCTGCCTGGTGGGAAAAGATTCCTACTGGTACTAAATACATTGTACAGGGCAATAACTTTTTCGAAACAGATGAACATGTAAGATGCACTGACACACTTGAAGAATTTATTACTATTAACTATCTAGAAAGCGCAACAGTGAAAGAAACACTAAACTGCGGAATGAGACCAGATGGTTCTCCTTTTTATAGATTCATGGCTATCGGTATAAAATAATAATGAAAACCAGTAATATAGGATGGAGAAATTTAGATAGAGTCAAAGTCTTTGAGATAAGAAAAGACAGAATGTCTGAAGTTAGCCCATCTTTTTGTTCTGCAAAATGGCTACAGACTACTCTATATTTACAGACTGGTTATAATCATTCTTGTCACCATCCGTCCCCTCACAAAATTCCTGTAGAAGAAGTTTTAGAAAATCCAGCTGCGTTGCATAATAGTAAATTTAAGAAAGAGCAGCGGTCAAAGATGCTTAAAGGAGAGCGCCCAGAAGAATGTGGTTATTGCTGGAATATTGAAGACCTAGGAGAAAATCACCTATCAGACAGACACACAAAAACTGCTGATACCTGGGCCTGGCCTAGATTTAATGAAATAGCGAAATCTGATCCAGCTGTTGACGTATTTCCATCATATCTTGAAGTCAGCTTTTCTAATGCTTGTAATTTTGCATGTGCTTATTGTTCTCCTGATGTTAGTTCTACCTGGATGAAAGATATCAAGAAAAATGGACCATATCCTGTACAGTTTGGTAGTCACGACTTAGAAGATTTAAAAAAACGAGAACAGTACCCGTATAAACACAATGAATACAATCCATATGTTGAAGCATTTAATAAATGGTTTCCAGAAGCTCTACCTCATCTGAAAGTTTTTCGTATAACAGGCGGAGAACCTACAATGAGTAAAGATTTTTGGAAAACTTTGGATTACATCATAGAAAATCCTATAAAAGATTTGGAAATTTCTATCAACACAAACTTAGGAACTCCAAAAGAACTGATTGATAAGCTAATTAGATATGCTAAAAAACTAGATGAGTGTTGTAAAGAATGTCAAATTTACACTAGCTGTGAATCTCATGGTGAACAAATTGAGTATGCCAGAGACGGCATGGACTATGATTTATGGAAAAGTAATGTAACACGAGTTTTAGATGAGACTGAGTGTAGAGTTGTTATTATGACAACCATCAATATATTAAGTCTTCCTAGATTCGTTGATTTTTTGAAAGATATGATAGAGTTTAGAAAAAAATATGACAGTTCAAATTTTTCGCATAGAACTCCTATCAGTTTTAATTATATGAGATTTCCTCCTCACCTTCAGGTTACGTTGCTACCCTATACTATACGAGAAAAGTATGCGAATGAAATTTTAGATTATGCTATGCAATGGGACAAGTCAATTCACACTCACGGTTATAAAGAGGGAGTTGACTATAACGTAATGTTTTATCGTGAAGAAATTAATCAAATAAAAAGATTCTGTGATTATTTAAAGGCTGACCAATCTTCAGGCCCGAAATATAGAAGAAATTTCGTTCAGTTTATACAAGAGTATGATAAAAGAAGAAATAAAAATTTCTGTGAAGTCTTTCCTGAATACGAAATGCTCTATTTGATGTGGGCAGATGATAATTCTGATTTTATAACGGTGAAAGAAATTGAGTAAAGCTCTAATAGACTACCGTAAGAAAGTTCTTGACTCAAAGTCACCTTCGTTTTGTGGTGCTAAGTGGTACAATGCTACGACTTGGTTGGGCAGTGGCACGACTGCTTCTTGTCATCACCCAACCGCACATAAGATTCCTCTGGTTGAGCTGCTTGATGACTATACTGCGATACACAACACGAAGCACAAGAAAGCTACTCGCAAGATGATGCAAGAAGGCGAACGGCCACTTGAGTGTGAGTACTGTTGGCGCATCGAAGACATGGGTAAAGACGCTATATCAGACCGTGTGTTCAAGTCACAGATTTACAGCGAGAAAGACTTACAAGAAGCATACGACAAGAGTTGGGAAGACAGTGTTGATCTGAAAACTTTTGAAATCGCATTTGATAGAACATGCAATCTTGCTTGCTCATACTGTAATCCTTCTTTCTCTACTACCTGGGCAAGAGATATAAAAAAGAATGGCCCCTATCAGAATCTACTATCAGATGGCGCAGGTGCATTTGAGCAAGATGGTTCTTGGACTGAACCATACGGAAGAGATGAAGAAAATCCATATATCGAAGCATTCTGGAAATGGTGGGCCAATGGACTTTCAGATAGCCTAGAAGAGTTGCGTGTGACAGGCGGCGAACCCCTTATGTCAGGAAATACATGGAAACTTTTCGATTGGTTTGAAGAGCAAGACAGTGACATGCGGTTTTCAATCAACAGCAATCTAATTGCAAAAGATGAAATCATAGACAGACTAATAGAAAAATCGCATCGTGTAAAAAACTTTGAGTTGTATACGAGCGCAGAATGTTTTGGCGTACACCAAGAATATTTGCGAGATGGATTTGTTTGGGGAGTCTGGCACAACAACATGTTAAGATTTGCCAAAGAGGGCAAATATAATAGTTTGAACATCATGATGACTATTACAGGTCTATCTTTGTTTAGTACTACTGAGTTTTTAGATGAAGTATATGAGATGAAGAAGCATAGTAAGTCTGGACATCATCCTGTTGTTAGTGTAAACATACTTCGCTTTCCTAGCTTTCAAAACATACTCACCATGCCTAAAGATATACGAGAATATTGCAGACAAGACCTTGTTTTGTGGTTCGAAGAAAATCGTACAAAGACTCAATGGCTTGATTTTGAGCTTGCAAGCATTGAAAGATTAATTGACTATCTTGCAACAGATGAAACGCCGCACAGAAAAGCAAGCAACAGAGAGACGCTCTGGCAGGACATGAAATCTTTCTACACACAATATGACGAACGAAGAAACAAAGACATTAATGTGTTTCCTGAAATATTTACTGACTGGTATAGTACTATAAATAGTGGTTATAAGAAAAGCGAACTGCATTCAGGTGACAATACAGTTTTCTTAGACGATGATAGGTTGATACAGTTAAAGGATATTTTATAATGAAACATGTGATACTGACCTTACAGAATCCCATAGACGAATCAGACACTCTAGACATTAAATTTAATGTTAGTGATACAGATATTGGGAACGATTGGTTCAACTTCGCATCAGAATCACTAAAAAATAATCCTCGTTTAGAAAAAAACTTTTGTTGGCTAGGATGGCCTGACCCAAATCGCACAGTAGAATATCTTGCAGATAAGCTAGATGCTTGCGTAGACGGTATCAACAACTTCGCTGACAATAATACTGAAGTGTGGAACGGATATCGAATAGATAAAAACTGGGAAGATATTACGAGTGAAGATGCGCTTAATCAATTACATCATCATTTTGAAGTTTTAATGGGCCAAGTTTGGGATGTTGCGAAGTATATGAAATTGTCAGATGATACTACCTCGTATCATATTCGTCAACTAAACAACTTAGTACATGAACTTGCAAGTAGAAAAACTGCTATTACAAATCAAGGAATGACTATAGGAAGTTATTTAAATCCTGTTCGTGAATTATTTAGTGAAGACTATTATGATAATTTTTCATTACAACGAAATTTTGGCGATGTGTTTCTTCACTACGCACAAACTGGAAAAACTCCTATCGAAGCATTTGAAGACAACGATGATTATGTTTTTAACAACAACATAAATGCACTTCGATATATGTCAGGCGAGTTTAATATATGGTGGAGTCAGTCGATGTCAGATGCATCTAACCGTATAAGAAAAACTGAGTTGAAAAAATGGCTTCAAGCTAGAGATGTTGTTTTAGAAGAGCATGATGATTTTTGTTACTATGTTGATCCTGACGGCAACAAACAAGGAATTGGCTGGCTAGTTGTTGCAAAGCTGGAAAACTCCTTTAGTAGTGACAGCGAGCTTGCCGCTGAAATTGCAAAAAGATTAAATATATATAGTTTAGCATGTTACGAAAACGACAATTTAGTTTCTTCATATGTTTGGGATTATAAGTGGACTGATCCAGATTATGTAGAAAATGAAATTGAATTTCTTAGCCCACTGTTTCCGAGATAAAAAATGGCACATTCGTACAATATAATAGATTTAAAAGATGTAACAGATGAATTGAATACAGTGGGCAAAGGCTTCTGTATGGCGAAATGGTATCATGTCAGTATGCATTTACATACTGGACAAAATCATAGTTGTTATCATCCATCACCACATAAGATTCCTTTAGAGTTAGCAAAAGAAGACTCTCATGTGTTACACAATAGTCCATTCAAGAAACAAGTTCGAAAAGAAATGCTTGAAGGCGGCAGACCTGATGAATGCTCTTACTGCTGGAATGTAGAAGACCTAGGCGAAGATCAAATTTCAGACAGGATGCTTCGCTCATCTGAGCCTTGGTCATTACCTCTCTTACAAGAGACTAAGGATATCGATTGGCAAGCAGATGTCTATCCTAGGTATCTAGAACTAAACTTCAGCAATCGCTGTCAGTTAAAATGTAGCTATTGTGCTCCTATGGCAAGTTCTAGTTGGCTACAAGAAACTAAGAAATGGGGAAACTGGCCATTAGAAAATCATATTAATGTGAGACAATATGATAACGAAAGTTTTGAAAATGAAGGATCTATTTACGGCGAAGAAGACACGAATCCATACATCAAGATTTTCTGGGAATGGTTTCCTGATGCTTATCCACATCTACACACACTAAGATTTACCGGCGGCGAGCCTTTGCTGAGTCCTAATGTATTTAAAGTGTTAGATTATGTTGGAGCCAATCCTAAGCCAGACTTGGAGTTTGCAGTAAATAGTAATATGATGATACCTGAAAGAAATATTATTCGGTTTATTCAAACAGCAAACGATTTAACTGTAAATAAAAAAATTAAAGGTTACTCACTGTTTACAAGTGTAGATAGTTGGGGCAAACAAGCAGAGTGGATTCGCAACGGTCTAGAAATTGAAAAATACGAAAGCAATCTCCATTACTATATGGAGAACTCTGAATCAAAGTATTTCAGCTTTATGGTTACATTCTGTTTGCTTGCGATACCAAACTTCACTGAGTTTCTAGATAAAGTGTTAGAATTCAGAGAAAAATACAATGTGGATGATAGCTATCAGCGAGTAAATTTCGACACTCCGTATACAGTTGAGCCTCCGCATCTTACTGCTCGTATTGCAGATGATTGGATGGTTGATCGTCTTGAGTATACTTGTAACTACTTGAAAGAAAGGGTAGACGATAATGATATACGAATGTTTTCTTCGGTAGAACACAAGAAACTAACTCGTGTATTAGATTGGGTAAAACAAAATCGCTATGAGGGTGAAGAGCTTGCAGTAAATAGAAGAGACTTTGCTAAATTTGTAGACGAACATGATAGGAGACGTGGCACAGACTTTCACGCAGCTTTTCCAGAACTCAGAAACTTCTATAATATGTGTAAGGAGTCATAATGAACATTGTTATCATAGGACCAGGAAAAGATCCAAAAAGATTTGGATCTTACTTCAGCAACAAAGCAACCGAAGATGGTCATACAGTACACAAATTCTCATATAGAATTGTGCCGAAGTTAAGTGATCCAGAAACAATACAAAAAGAATTTTCTGAATTTTTAGAAGATAAGGGGCAAATAGACCTATTACTATACAATTGTATCGGAGGATTTTATCCCGGAAATCCTTCTGAATATATTTCTGGACATAAAGTAAAATTTGAAGAATGGCATACAGCAATAATGATTAATGCGGCTATGCCACACATGTTTTCGGTCGAGGCTTTGAAATATATGAGTGAAAATTCAGGTATAGTTTTTATGACTTCTTCTGCTTCCTATTTAATAAATAGAGACAATTATTTGGATCTTGCAGGATATTTCGGTACTAAAGGAGTCATGAATCAACTTGGAAGATCGCTATCGGAATTTAATGATAAAAATGCAATTGTTTCTATTTTTGCTCCTCACATTCCTTATGAAGATGAATCTCAAGCAGAAACAGTTATGAATAGTTTATATAACAGAGCGGTAAATCTGAAAAGGTTTGATAGTGGAAAAATCATAGAATTCTATCCTCCGTCTGCAATTCCTACTTATTTTAAAAATGATGGCAAATATCAAATAGCCAATGAGCATGATGTATGATAAGTAAAGACTCAGATTCTTTTTGTATTCTTCCTTTCGTGCATACTCATCTCAACACAGAAGGAGATGTATTTCCTTGTTGTATCGGTTGGAATGCAGACAGAACAACACAATTAGGATTTCTAAAAGACAACACACTTGAAGAACTTTTCAATTCTGATAAAATGAAACAGCTCAGGCTTGATCTGGCAAATGGTGTAAGACGACCTGATTTCTGTAGCGCATGTTATAGTAGAGAAGATAATGGATTTGTCAGTGCAAGAAATGGTAATAACTTAGATTATCTTGATGTAGAAGATGAAATTGTTGCAAGTATGGCAGAAGACGGATACTTAGAACCAATAATTAAAAGTTGGGATATAAGATTTAGTAATCTTTGTAATTTAAAATGTAGGTCATGTGGAAGCGTTTACAGTACCACTTGGGCACAAGAAGAGCTAAAATTTACTGGACATTCAGACTACACTGAGCTTAAAAGCATCCCAGAAGGAGCTCCGGATCCTTTGGAAAATCAATACAAAAATGTAGATAAGATATATTTTGCCGGCGGCGAGCCTCTTATTATGCCGGAACATTTTAGAACACTTCAAAAAATAATTGATAGCGGCAGAGCGCACAAAGTAAAACTTTTGTATAATACAAACATGACCAAGTTGAATTATAATAGACATGATTTAGTCGAATATTGGAAGCAGTTTAGAAATGTTGTTTTAGGTGCAAGTATCGATGCAATGGGAGAACGAGCAGAGTTTATTAGAAATGGAGTTAAGTGGTCTGTAATAGAAAAAAATCTAAAAACACTAGCAGACACAATACAAGAATATAGACATATAAATATTCATATTGCACCTACAGTTAGTATCATGAATGTACACTCACTGACAGATATGCACAGGTATTTTGTTGAAAATAAATATGTACCAGATGTAAATGCTGTAGTACTAAACATGCTTTTGGGTCCTAGTTATTATGAAATTCGAAATTTATCTGATAAATTGAAAGATGAAATAAAAGAAAAGGTAACATTGCATTGTGACTGGTTAAAAGAACAAAATGCAAGAGAAGATATAATTGAAAGTTTTTACAGCATCATTTCTTATATAGATAATAATGCATCATCGGATGATATTGCCAAGTTTGTTCACGAAACAAACAAAATTGATGAAAGAAGAAATCAGTGTTTTTCGAATACTTTTCCAGAATATGCAGATTGGTGGAAAAAGATTAACAATAGTTTAATAGAAGTAACAAACTTATGAGCCAAATTAAGAAAGACGCTGCACCAATCTCTGATAAATTAGAACTATCCTCTACATTTTGTGTGATGCCTTGGATGCATTTACATGCTTGGCCAGATGGCAAAGCCATGCTTTGTTGTGTAGCTAATGGCGGCGAGAACATGGGAGAAGTCGGAGACTTTTCACAGAATTCTTTTCAAGAAATTATCAACAGTAAAAACTTAAAAAAAATTCGCCTAGATTTACTTGAAGGAAAAAGAGTACCACAATGCTCGTCTTGTTATACTCAAGAAGATTATGGAATGACAAGCTTCAGGCAAAGTTTAAATGATAATTTCTCTAAACATATTGATAGATTTATTGGTGATACTGACGAAGATGGATACATAAAAAACCCAAAAATGTTATACATGGACTTTCGTTTCAGTAATTTATGTAATCTTGGGTGTAGAACATGTGGACATCAACTGAGTAGTACATTGGCAAATAATTTGCCTCCAAAAGAAAAAGAAATTATGCACCAAGAGCGTATAGAAAAAAATGTATTATCCAAACAGGGTACTATTACTTCTTTTGCATATGCTCGTCCTGAGTTTATGGAAGTAGATGTTCTTCCTTATATAGAAGATTGTGAGCTGTTTTATTTTGCCGGCGGCGAGCCCTTAATGCACCAAGAACACTATGATATACTAACTTATTTACATGAAAATAAAATGTATGATAAGGGTATAATCTACAGTACCAACATGACAACATTGAGCTGGAAAAAAACAAATTTTTTAGATATCTGGAAAAATTTTAATTCGGTAAAAGTACTATGTAGTATAGATGGACATGGCGATTTATTAGAATATGTTAGAGACAGAACAAAACATGACGTTGTTTTTTCTAATCTTAGAAAATTGTTAAAACTGAAAAACGAAAACTTAACAAAAAAAATTGAAATAATTATATGCTTTACTCTTAGCCCCTATAATGCATACTATGTTACAGATTTTTTTCAATTTTTGGATGAAAATAATTTTCTTGATGTTGGAGGATTAAGTGATATTATAATAAACTACGCATATGGCGATTCATTTCAGCTTAGTAATTTGCCAAAATTTGCAAAGAAAGAACTAAAAGAAAAGATACAGCTTACAAAAAATAACGTAAGTGTCAAAAAAGTTACCGAAAATTACTCATGTGCTAAAGAGCAGTGGAAAGTAATTGAAGAAAAAATAGATGATGAGCCTACTGCTGAATTTGATCTATTCATAAAAGATAATTTATTTGATCTGGAGAAAGCAAAATCTGCTGTTCCCTGGTTGGCAAGTGTAGTAGAAAGGTATAAAATCTTATGACATTTTGTATCAATACATATAAGTCGTTGAGATATACTAATAGTGGCGATGTTATGTTTTGCTGTAAAAGTGAGCTTTGGCTAGACGATGCAGATGGCAAAAAATCAAATATAGAGCACCAAGGTTTCAATCAAGCATTGAATGGTAAGATAGCAGATGAAGTAAGATTTGCTCTAGACAACGGAGTTCGACACGACAATTGTAAAAAGTGTTGGGAAGAAGAAGATGCTGGATTGCCTAGTAAAAGAATACTTGATAACGACAGGGCCATAGATTACTGGGGGGAAGATTTTTTAAACGATAAAATAGTTGAGCCAGTGATTGTCGAGTTAAATCTAGGAACTGAATGTAATTTAAAGTGTAGAATTTGCGGACCATGGTCTAGTAGTAGGTGGGTTAAAGAGCATTTTGATCTCTTTCACCATGATAAAACAAAAGAAGGCTTTAAAGAATACATGAAAGATATTAAGTATTATCAAGGAAACTGGAAAGAGTCCAGTCCGGTGTGGGATAATATTGAAAAAGGAATATCGTCTCTGAAACAAGTAGATTTTTATGGCGGCGAGCCTTTTATGGTTAAAAAGAATTGGAAGCTGCTACAGAAAGGTATTGATTTGGAATATGCAAAAGATCAAGTCCTACACTTCAATACTAATGGAACTTTTTTTCTACCAGAGCATATTGGAATATTAAAACAATATAAAAAAGTTTTGATAAGTTTGTCTATAGACGATATAGGAAAACGATTTGAATATGAAAGAAGTGGAGGGATATGGGAAGAAGTTTCTACTAACATACAAAAATTTTATGAGTTAGCAAAAAACACGACAAATATTGATGTAGCGGTTTGCGTCACAGTGAATAACTTGAACATATATTATTTACCAGAAATTTTTAATTATTTAGATTCCATAGGTATGTATTACTATGTTAATTTCTTGCATGGACCTCCTTATTATAATATTAAAAACATACATGAAAATGTAAAACAAGAAATTAGTTATAAATATCATGAGTGTAGTGTTAGTACATCCTCAAAGGATAATTTAAAAAGAGTTTTAAATTTCATGCAAGGAAATATTAGTACAAGAGGTCACTGGAGCGAGTTTTTGAGTTACACAAAACAAAAAGATGAGTATCGAAATGAAACTTTTTCTTCGGTTTTTCCTGAGTGGAGCAAAATAATATATGAAAATAACTAAACCATTTGAACATATAGATACATTAGATCCAGACAGAGAATTGCCTTGTTGGTTTTTTGAAGAAGTATATATTCCTGATCACGACTATGAGACTGTGAACTGGGAAAATATGTTAGGAAAAAATGTTCTTACCAACACTGAAAATTTTTCAAAGAGAAAAATAGCATTTTTACACGATAACGAAGATAGTATAATTTTTAAAGATATTAGTGATATTCTTAAAAAAATTATTTTAAACATAAAGGAAAATTATCCTGCAAGAGGACTTGAAGCTTCTTGGCCAATAGATACTTGGTCTGAAAAGGAGCTTTTACAAGAAAGTATTGTACAGTTTGATTTGAAAAGAGATTCGAAAGGATTTCATATGGGCGTTCACCTAGACAACAGAAATACTAAATGGACTCTTATCATGAATTTGCAAGATCATATTAGTTCTACAGTTATCCACACTAATCAGGGCGATTATAATATTCCAACCAAAAAAGGATCAGGAATTTTTTATTTTAATCATGAGGAAATGTATCATAGTATAGGGCCAACTGAAGATGAAGATAGAATAACTGCGTTTTGGATGAAGATGCTGTCATGAGTGATTTAATAGACAATAAAAACACAGTTTGTACCTATCCTTGGAATTCTGTTTACATCGATGGATCAGTAAAAGTATGCTGCAATGCTTCTGGTGAGATGAAAAACGATGATGGAAATTTTACAAATTTAGATGATTTAAAAACTCAACAAAATAGCAAGGAATGGATAAATTTAAAACAGGATTTGTTGGATGGCGTACAACATGAGCATTGTAACCGTTGCTGGAGAATGGAGCCTAACAGTTTCAGAGCAGTTCATGCTAAACAATTTCCAGAAACTTTTGACAAAATTATAGAAAAAAATACAACAAAATCTTTTGAACTAGAGAGTTTGACACTTGCAATAGGAAATCGATGTAATTTGAATTGCAGAATGTGTTCACCAGACGCAAGTAGCATGATAGAAAAGGAATGGCGCAGAGAAGATGAACATCCTTTAAATAGAAAAGAACATCTAAGAAAAGATGTAATTGCAAGTGACACTGGCGAAACAACCCTGTTTTTGAGTGACGCAAGATTTTTAGATTTTATAAAAAATAATTCTTCTGAGTTGAAAGATATTTATATGTTCGGTGGAGAACCGTTTATAATAATAAATGAACATTTGGAATTTTTGCAAATGTTAGTAAATTCTGGTAATGCTAAAAATATTACTCTTAGATATTCTACTAACGGCACAAATACGACCCTGAGAAGATTTACAGAATTGTGGTCTCACTTTAAACAGATAGACATACAAATTAGTTGTGATGGCATGGAAGAAGTATATGATTATATACGTTGGCCTAGTAAATGGAGTAAGATGAAAGAGAATCTACACTACTTTGCTGATTTGAAGAAGAATAGCAACATGCATATTTCAGTAGCATGTACTATGCAAAATTTGACTATAGAGCAAAGTGTGCGGTTTGAAGCCTATATTGAGGATACATATGATTTGCATGTTTTTTATATTCCAGTTGATCATCCGAGTGAATTTTCATTAAATGCAGTTCCTTTATCTGTACTAAAAACAAGTTTCGAAGAGTCTGCAAATGAACAAGCAAAAAGTATCATCAAACCTTATATAGATAAGTACGATGAAAATAATAGTGTTTCAGAATTTAATAATACGTTAAAAGTTGTAAAATGGCAAGATCAATACCGAGATCAAAAACTATATGATTTTTTCCCTGTGCTAAAAGAATGGTTTAAAGATAATATCAAAAGGAATAATTATAGTGATTAACAAAATTAAAGATTGGTATAAGGACTGGAAAAAGAAAAGAGAAATAAAGAAAAAAATAAAAAAACTTAAAGAAGAAGATCCATTCATATATGATTAAATGGGGGATTGCTGCTGCTACACATGATGCATCTTTGACGGTAATGAGCGGCGACAAAATACTGTTCGCCTCACATGCAGAAAGATACAGTGGCATAAAAAATGATAAAGACTTGAATGCTGACCTAATTGCAGCAGCACTTGAGCATGGCACACCTGAAATTATATTTTGGTACGAGAACCCATACACTAAGGCTCTGCGTAAAATATATGCCGGACAACCTAACGCTTGGTTGAGTCCTAAAAAGTATTTGAAGAAATATGGACTAGGAGGTATTCATCTAGAATACGGCAATCATCATGAAAGTCATATGGCTGCTGGATATTATACTTCGCCCTTTGCGTCTTCTGCCACACTTGTAATAGATGCAATAGGTGAATTTAATACAGTATCGATATGGAAAAATACTAAGAAAATTTGGACTGCAAACTACCCATCGTCATTGGGTCTTTTCTATTCTGCTATGACTGCTCGTATAGGCCTCAAGCCGAACGAAGACGAGTACATTCTAATGGGCATGTCAGCATACGGCAATCCAGACAGGTTCTATAACGACATGAAAGGAATCTGTCTCGACAGTACAAACTTTCATCGAGGATGCTCTTGGTGGAAGCCAGAACTCACTGAAGCAGATTACTTTGATGTTGCTGCTGCTACACAGAAACTGTATGAGCGATACTTTGCTAGCCTGTTGAGAATGACAAAAGACATGACAGGCGAAGATAATCTTGTCTTCATGGGTGGTTGTGCGTTGAACTGTCTTGCTAATAGAATTATTCCTCAGCACTTCGACAATCACTGGATCATGCCAAATCCTGGTGACGCCGGCTCTTCTCTGGGTGCGATTCTTGCACATACACGACAGAAGATAGATTTTGATAATGCTTTCTTAGGCGAAGAAATACAAGGTGAATATCCAGTTGACAAAGCACTAGAAGAACTGATACAATGTAGTATAGTTGGAGTTGCAAGTGGTAGAGCAGAGTTTGGTCCCAGAGCTTTAGGTAATCGTAGTCTGTTAGCTGATCCTCGTGGACAAGAGATGAAAGATAAAGTAAATGCTATTAAACAGAGGCAGGAGTTTAGGCCGTTTGCACCTGTGATACTAGAGTCAGATGTAGACAAGTATTTTAATGTAAATAAAGGATTTTCTTCGCCGTACATGCAATCTGTTGTTAGGTGTAAGAATCCGAAAGCATTTCCTGCAATTGTGCATGAAGATGGTACGAGTAGAGTGCAAACAGTGACAGAATATTCTCATCCTGGACTGTTTCAGTTGTTGACAAAATGGAAAAAGAAAACAAAATGTCCTATGCTACTGAACACTAGCTTGAATATAAAAGGGAAACCTATTGTCAATGATTTACACGATGCTAAAGAATTTGAGAATATTTACGGAGTCAAGGTAGTAAGTTAAATAAATAGATGTATGGGAGACATAATACAGTTCAAGCAGAAAGAGATAGTTGAAGAGCCAGTTAAAGTTATTGGTCATCGCATCTCTTTCTACACAGAAGAAGAGCTAGACATTACGCTGATAGCGTTGAATGTGTATGGCTTTGAAGAAGTCAGATTCACACGAAAGAATCTTAAAGACCTAGACCCACTTTATATCAAACAGTGTCTGATTAAGATGAGAGATTCTGATCTCATTTCAACTATTGGTTTTAGAGTGATAAATATGATTATAGCAAACATTGAAGAAGTAACGGAGAATGATTATGCCAGTGAAGTTTAGACCATCAACATACAAGCGAGTCGGCGGCGTTAAAGTCGGTTCACACAGCTACATGTCAGCAGCATCTACCGCAGCACTCCAAGAAGCTGCTCATGCTACACTAACAACACCAAAGATGAGAGACAAGATCATGAAAGAACTTGTCAAACGAGGCGTGATTTAGTGCCAACATACAACTTTGAAAACACTGAAACAGGTGAAATCACACAAGAGATTATGAAAATCTCTGAGCGTGATTTGTATCTAGAACACAATCCAAATTTAAAACCCGTCATGTTATCTGCACCAGGAACAGTTAAGGCAACTGGTGACAGAACAAAAGCACCAGGCGGTTTCAAAGAAGTCTTATCAAAAATCTCAGAAGCAAATCCTACAAGTGCATTGGCGTCAGACTTTGGTCACAAAGATCACAAGTCAGTCACGACTAGGAATATCGTCCAAAAACACAGAGAAAAAGCAGGAGGTAGCATTACAGAGTAAGTTTATATTATGATTCTTTAACCCTTAACCAACATAGGATACTTTCTATGCCAAAGAAGAATCTCCAACTAGTACAAAACGAAAAAAATGAAAGACGCCCTTCTAATAGTCTCAAGGTGACACTTGATGACATGATTACTGTATCAGCAAAAACAGAAAACCAAGGCCAGTTTATGTCCCAGTATCGACATAATCCGGCCTTTTTGTTGCATGGCTGTGCAGGAACGGGAAAGACTTTTATTGCCTTATATCGTGCGCTTGAAGAAGTGTTAGACAAACAAAACGGTTACGGTAAAGTAGTTATTGTACGATCAGCAGTACCAAGTAGAGACATTGGACACTTACCAGGAAGCGAGGAGGAGAAAACAGAAGTATACAGTGCGCCTTATCAATCAATGTGTGAGGAATTTTTCCCAGGAAAAGACAAGCCTTACCAAAGATTAGTAGAGCAAAAATATGTAGAGTTTATGTGTACATCGTATGTGAGAGGCATTACGTTAGACCATGCAGTAGTTATCGTTGACGAGTGTCAGAACTTGAACGATATGGAACTCAATAGTATCATGACTAGAGTAGGCGTTAATACAAAGATCATTTTTTGCGGAGACTTCCGACAAACAGACTTGTCAAAACGCTACGATATGTCAGGCATGCGGCAGTTTATGCTTACCACTGAGGCCATGCCATCATTCTGTTCCGTTGAGTTTGGACCTAATGATATTGTCAGATCCGAGCTAGTCAAGGAGTATATCCTAGCTAGAATGCAATATGAGGATGACTACGGCATAAGTGTCTGATTTAACTCAATAAAAAACTGTAAGTAAATCAAGTACTTACAATTATTTTAGGACCTCTAAGGAAATCAAGTACTTAGAGGTTTTTTTGTGCTTGACAAATGCCGATTTGCTTGCTATAATAGCTATACAAAATGAGAAAAGAGAGAAAAAAGATATGTGGAATTTAGAAGGTATGCAAGTTTGGGGCAGTTATCTAGACGAAGTGGAAGTTTCTGGCAGAGTCACGCTTAGCCGTGTAGCATATGGTGGCGCCGTCCAGCATCACATTAAACTCGATAAGGGGCTTTCTATTGCTGGCGGCAGAGTAATTCGACCTGCAGGCGATGTTATAATCATCGATCACAGACACATTACAAGGGTGAAAGACTAATGATTGTAGTTTCAAACCAGCATTACTCTGCCAGATTTTCGTGTATGCAGGAAGTACTTGACTTTTTTGGGGAAGAAGTATATAATAGTCTTCTAAACAACAATCACTCAGAAATGAGTATGAGTTATATAACCCCTGCATAATGGCAAAAAAAGAACGATACATATTTCCTAATCCAGTTGACCCGACGGCAGAACTTATTAAGCGCCGTCGCTTGCAGATTCTCATTCATTCCTGTATGTACTATGTACTCGATACAACTATTATAGCTGATGACAAGTTTGATAGTTGGGCGATAGAATTAGAAAAATTACTGAAAGATAATCCCGATCTATATAGTGATAGATTTGATTTTGCGTTTAAAAAATGGGACAGCGCATCTGGTTTTGATTTACCACTACGAGACCCCTGGGTGTTGTCAACTGCACAATGGATGATTGCACATAATGAAAAATAAAATATTAATGCCGTATTCGACTCACTTTGATGCCAAAGTCGATTACTCGCATGGCAAAGTTATTACCGGTGGTATTGAAAAATTTTGTTTTGATTTAGAGACTAATTTTGAAGAAATCATACCTTTGTGTATTTCAAAAAAAGACAAAGAAAATAGAAATACTAAAAGTATTATTCAAGATGCGATAAACAAACATAATCCTGACTTCATTCTTTTCCACAACCCTTGGTGGTCAAAAATGATGATGTCATTTAATGTAAGACTCATATGTGTTATACATGAGCCGTTGGTTAGAGACATTCGAATGGTAGAGTTAGGTACACTTTTAAAAAAGTTACAGGAAAACCATTGTCATCTATACTTTGTTAGTCCAGCACAACTACAATACCATAGAGATATGGCAAAAAGAATTAAAAAAGTAGATTTTGGTGAGATAAAAGGTTTTATTCGACCATCTTTCTTACAAGAAAACTTACAACTATCTGATGAATTAATATATGATTGCGTGACCGTTGGCAGATCAGATAACGAGAAAGCGCCATTTCTAGTCCATGAAAAATTAAAAGATTCTCCTGTGGTCAGTTTAGTAATGACAAATGAAGGAGTATATAAGAGCGATGCAATAAATCTGTATCAAGAAAAAAACAAACAATGGAAATATCCTAGAGAAACATTCAGAGGACTAAGCCATTCCGAGGTTATGACTAACATTTCAAAAGCTAAGGTGTTCATCAGCACATGGGATAAAGAGTCTTGGGGAATAACAGCAATGGAAGCACTAGGTTGTGGTGTTCCTACAATCTTATTTACAGATGAATCTGGTAATCATGCTAGTGAAATAGTTGCACAAAGTCCAGATCATATATTTAAAATTTCTAGAAAATGTTCTTCTTCTGAATTTGAAGAGTTGGTTGTAAGTATTATTAACACGCATGATACAGAAAAAAGAAAAGAAATTAGCAAAAAAACTATACAAAAGCACGGCATCGAATCTTGGAAACAACATATACAAGATATATTTGACGAAAGAATGAATGATACTAACGGTAGAAATTCACTGGAACATCTGTTTGATTAATGCACCCTTAGCTCAACGGATAGAGCAACGCCCTTCTAAGGCGTAGGTTGATGGTTCGAATCCATCAGGGTGTACCAAATTTAGGAATATTATGAAAAAGTTTACACACATTGAAGCACCAAAATTACCATCACTGTCTCGCAAGAATATAGACGGCAAGAGAGTATATGTAAATGACGATGGTAATAAATATCCATCTGTCACCTCAGTTCTTTCCGTTCGTGGCAAGAAAGGTATTTTTGAATGGCGACAACGAGTAGGTGCTGAAGAAGCAAACAGAATTTCAAACAAGGCATCAACTAGAGGAACTAGAGTTCATAAACTGTGCGAAGATTATCTGCTCAACAAAGAACTTCCTGAACTGTCACCTCTAGATTTAGATACATGGAAAAAGTTTAGACCAATTGTCGAACGTATTGATAATATTCACTATGTAGAACCATTTTTATACAGTAATCATCTTGGAATGGCTGGACAATGTGATTGTATCGCAGAATTTGATGGTAAGCTATCAGTTATAGATTTCAAGACTTCACGCCGCCTGAAGAAGCACGAAGGTATATCTGGATACTTTGCACAGTGTGCCGCATATGCTGTAATGTATGAAGAGCTAACTGGAATTGCTATAAATAGAACAGTTATACTTATTGCAGTAGATGGAGAAGAGCCTCAGATATTCATTGAGAAGCGAGATAATTACACTGATTATTTGTTAGAAAGTAAGCGAATGTTTTTAAATGGCGAGTACGATTAGGAGAAAGATATGAAAATTTTAGTTTTAATTGCAGCATTAGTACCATCTCTTGCGCTTGCTCAGATTGAGATTGTTTCTGAAAAGCCTAAGTATGTCATGGTCACTCAACAAGAGTGCGAGACAAGAGAAGTGTATGTTGAGAACACTACTGGTTCATCTATCATAGGCGGTATTATTGGAGCAGCTATCGGCAACGAGATCGGTGGTGGTTCTGGAAGAAAGATCGCTACTGTAGTCGGCGCTATCACTGGTGCAAATGTTGGTAGAACACGAGCGCAGAACAACGGTAGAATTGAGTATCGTAATGTTTGCCGTGATGTACAAGTACAAGTACAGCGTGGCAAGTACATCACAATGCGCTACGAAGGAAAGTTACACACAATCCTCGTAGATTAGAATTCGATGAAGCATGAAATAGGAAGTTTGGACTCGGGTGCAAGTCCCGACATCTCCACCAAAAAGCATCTTCCGTCCTCTTAGAGGAAAGTAGATGGTAGTATCCAGATTAGAGGGTGCTTTTTAATGGGGATGCAATAGATTCGACAGACAACTGAAAGCATGTGGAGAATAGGTGCGGGAGCTACCTTGAATGCAACAAACTCTATAAATGCAAACGATGAAGCATTTGCTCTAGCCGCATAGGCTAGATGAGGTATGGGTACCACCTTATAATCAAACGGGCCCAAACACAAGGAATACAATCATGTATCTAGTAAGAGAAACTCTTCCTATGATAGCAGCAGTATTTGTGCTATGCGTAGTTAGTTTAATAACTTATGATGAAAATGATGCTCAAGCAGAACCTGTAGCTAAAGTCACTACAAGTGAAGTTAGACCTGCTTCGTTTTATGAAGTAGCACACAAAGAGACTCAGTGTTTAGCTACTAATATATATTTTGAAGCCCGAGGCGAGTCACACGAAGGCAAGAAGGCAGTAGCTTTTGTTACGCTGAATCGGGTAGAAAGTCCTAAGTTTCCTGATAACATATGTGATGTTGTTTATCAGGCTCGACACTCTCGTTGGTGGAAGACAGAAAGAGATCGTCTTGTGCCGATCAAACATCAATGTCAGTTTAGCTGGTACTGTGATGGTAAATCTGATTACATCAGAAACATTCACGAGTACGAAGAGTTATACAAATTAGCGAGTGAGATTATTGTCGGTAAGCACAGCGACAACACAGGCGGCGCTGATTACTATCACTCAACAAAAGTCAAGCCTGATTGGCGATTAGCATTTACAAGAACGACTAAAATAGATGCTCATATATTCTACACATCACTTGACACTGGCTCATAATACTGTATAATATAATATATGAATGAAGAAAATATAAACGCAAGAATAGTAGTCACAGGTGGTTGTGGATTCATAGGATCTCACCTCGTGTACCGTCTTGCTGAGATTGGATTTGATGTCACTGTTGTAGATGATATGCGACAAGGAGATTATGTATTTGATCTTCCCAATGTCAGATATATATTTGAAGATGTTGCTAAGTGCAATCTCACCGAGATGATAAACAGACCACTTGCTATCATACATCTAGCAAACAGTCCTAGAGTTCGTAGGTCGCTTGAAGAGCCTAGAGACACGATTGATAATAACATCACGACAACTACGGCTGTGTGTGATTGGGCAAGACACTGGCAGACATTCTTGTTCTTTGCGACATCTTCTAGCACACAGTATAAAGATTCGGTAAATCCTTACACATGGAGCAAAGCAGCGTGTGAAGGTATTTTAGATTTGTATGAAGAACTTTATGACTTAAAGTTTGCGAAAATGTTCTTCTACAATGTTTATGGGCCAGGAGAAGCAGACTATGGTCCATACAGTACAGTAATAAGAAAGTTTAAGAAAGATTATTTGGCGGGTGATTCTCTAACTATTTTCGGCAACGGAAGTAAAGAAAGAGACTTCACTCATGTAGATGATGTTGTGCAAGGCATACTGCAACTGCTAGTAGACGAGAGACACCTGAAAGAAGTACACTTCGGTAAAGGTGATCCCAAGTCTATATTATCAATTGCTCAAGCATTTAACACTTCAATCGTTCACAGTTTTGATAAACCGGGTGAAGCGCAGACTACTATCTGTAACACACCTTATATAGAATGTCCTAATGATGTATTCTCATATATTGAGAATTGGTTGACGGAGAACAAGATTGACAATTAGAGTAGTAAACGAATTTATGGCTAACTCAGAAAAAATGACAGATGTATATATCATCACAAAAAAATTCAACACGGCCTCTGAATTTTCACAGCATATTGAGCGCAGAGCAATTCATACAAAATCGTCATGCATTGACGTTCTTATTGAATATTGTACAAAAAATGATGTTGAAATCGAAAGTGCCAATAAATTAATTAGTACCAGTCTCAAAGAAAAGATACAAGCAGAGGCGCAAGAACTTAATCTTCTTAAGGTGAAATCCAATAAACTACCTTTTTAATATGGAACCATTTGAAGTCTATAAACTGTATCTTGCACTGAAACTGCATTTTACAACCAAAGCATACGACATCACTGAAACAAAAGGTGCTGTTCGTAGCAAACGTGAGACCTTTCTTAGGCGAAAAGACTTAACATCTATTCGCAAGTTAGCTAGGGATTACAAAAGGTCAGATGTTATTGACATTCTTGTAGCCAATTTTGTAAGCGGAGACAAGTGGGGTGGATTATTTGACACTTCATGTGTAGAAACTTACAAAAAGTGGTTGACAAACAAGCAAAGAATGTTGTATAATTTTAATACTGATCTCGATCTTACACTACTTCGCATGGAAAAGTATGAGATTAACTCAGCGATACATGAAGACACACATCCATTGATTTTTAAAATGTACATGGGGCGAGAAATTCATTTAGAAACATTAGTCATGTTAGAAAAAATGAGACCCTTTATTGACAGTTATTATGATGATTTTGTGCTTGACGATGTTTGTCTTCTAGTATCTAAGTACAAGCCCTTTGTTCGCTTTGACAAAGAGTCTGTTTTAATTAAACACATGGAGCAACTAAATTTAGTTTACGGAAATGAGTAAATCAAATAACTACAAACCGCAAGAAAAACGCATCAAGCGTGTTGAGAAAAAGCCTGGCAAGAATATTGACAGGGAACTGAAGCGTATAAATAATGTTGATACATCAAAGCTGGACGATGTATTTGATACATACTATACAAAATAATACAACGCAATATAACGCAATACAATCTATACAACGCATACTAGGAGAAAATATATGTCGTTTAATTCACTATCCGATCTACGCAAGGCCCGTGGCAACTTCGATTCACTTATGAAAGAAGTTGAAAAACTTGATACACCTCAGCAAAGCAATCGAGGCGATGATCGAGAATGGAAAGCTACGGTAGACCAAGCAGGTAATGGCTATGCTGTTATTCGCTTTCTTCCTGCACCACAAGGCGAAGATATGCCTTGGTCACAACTTTGGAATCACGGATTTCAAGGACCATCTGGTAAGTGGTACATCGAAAACTCACTTACTACACTCAAGCAAACTGACCCTGTATCAGAACTCAATTCAGAGCTTTGGAACAGCGGCGTAGAAGCTAACAAAGAAGTTGCCCGCAAGCAAAAGCGCCGACTATCATATTACGCTAACATTCTTGTAGTAGAGGATTCTGGCAATCCTGATAACAACGGCAAAGTGTTCTTGTATAAGTTTGGCAAGAAAATCTTTGACAAAATCAAAGACGCTATGCAGCCTGAGTTTCAAGACGAAGATCCAATGAATCCTTTTGATTTCTGGGATGGTGCTAACTTCAAGCTGAAGATTCGTCAAGTAGAAGGCTATCGCAACTACGACAAGTCTGAGTTCTCGGCAGTTAGTCCTGTGTCTGACTCTGATGAAGAGATTGAAGCAATCTGGAACAAGCAGCATTCACTTGCTGAAATCATTGCTCCTTCTAACTTCAAGTCGTATGATGAACTGAAGAAGAAGCTAGACTTTGTCCTTGGATCAGCATCACGAGTAGGTACAGCAGAAAGCATTTCAGCTACTACTGGCGACTTGGCAGACGATGCGTTTCTAAAGGATGTTACGACAGCGGTTGAAAGCAGACAACAAACTGCGATTGATATAGCTGATACAGATGACACCATGTCATACTTTGCTAAACTAGCACAAGATGACTAGTCAATAGTCTGTAATAGAAAAAGGGGCTTTGCCCCTTTTTTGTTATCTAGTTCCATTCGATTTGAATTGTGCCAACGAATTGCTGGTTTCTCTGCTTAAAGAAGGATTTACGATTATTGGTTGTTGACTTCCACCACCACTCGTATTGTTATTTGTAGTATTGTTAAATATGTTAGTCACGTTATTTACCATTTGTCCGTAAGCTTCTGTCATGTTAGCTACTGCATCCGCAGTGCGAGTAACATCTGGAGACATGCCTTGAGCTTCTGCTGACAATACACCAGAGCCAGGAATCGTCAACATGTCAGGCTCTGTACTTTGTCTAGTATTCTCTAGGGGTTTACTCTCTAACTCTATTGCTGAACGCATGTGAGGATTTTGTTCTAAAAATATTTCTTTTTGTTCGGCTGGCATATCTTTAACTGCTTGTATTAGAGCAGGATTATTTTTTTGACTATTTTGAATTTCTTGTGTTGATAGCTGAGTTACTGGAGTTGATTGTACTACTTCTGGCTGAGAGTATCCTGCTTTTTCCATTTGTATTTTTTGTATTTCTTCTCTGTCTAAAGTGCCATACTCTTCCATGTCTCGGCGCTCATTAAAAGACAAAGGAGCGTCTGTAGTAAATTCTCTGTCTCCAGCAAATCTTTTAGTTCTTTCTGGTCCTCTTTCTCTGTTTGCCCACTGATCATCAAAAGTGCTGCCTATAATATCGCCAATAGCATTTCCGATCCCTGCTCCTATCATTGCACCCGGTGGCCCCCCTAGCATAAATCCTGCAACGCCTCCTATTACACCTGCTGTAACACCCCCGGCATTTTCTAGATTAGCGCCGCCGTCAGTTCCCGCAACTATGTCAAATACATCTTTTAATACTGCTAGGGGCCCTAATATTCTAACTGCTTTTAATCCGGCTGTTAATGCAGCGCCGGCTGCTGTGCCTAGTGCTGCAATGCCGGACGGTCCCAATAGACTTCCAGAGCCTACGCCTTCCATTTGCTTCAATTGTGCTAAAATTTGCTCAAGAAGTTCTACTTTTTTATTATCTAGGGATTCTCTATCAATACCAGAAACAAACGTGTTGCCCCCTTCTGCATTCTTTTCAATTGCTGATGAAGATGGAGTATCGGCTTCTGTTGGTGTAACTCCAAGCTGTTTTACCGAGTTAGCCATTCCACCGATCTGTGCCTTATTCTCCTGTTCAGCTTCTGCAT